TCATATTGCAAAGCTGAGTTGATCGTCACCGTAGTGCGATGCCGGAAACGCATCTGAAGGGATAAAGCCCGGCGGCAACTTCTCACGCGGCGCGCGCTTCGTTACCAGTTTTTCAACACTGTTTAGCGTGGTGAAAGTGATACTACATTCAAAATTCTGGCACTGGTGATAATGCCGAACGGTGGTATTGCTTAACGAGCGACTGGTACGCGTTTTTGCAACGGCACCACAAACAGGACACTTAAACATGATGGCCTCCCGGGGCGGGAGTTGAACTCGCTCATATTATGGCCGCTAACTCTCACTTTCTGCAATCCATTCAGGTATTTTCGCCTCAAGCTCCAGCCGGGTTTTGAATCCGCTATCGTCAACCGTGTGCCCTGCTTTCGCGATTATCCAGTCCTGATTATCGATCGCATCCTTAAAGCCCGTTACGGTTCCGTGCATCTCCGGGTAAAGATCTGCGCGCCCATAAGCCAGGGTTAACGAAAATTCAGCAGCACCGCGCTGGAGCTGCTGCCACTTTGCAGCGGCCGCACGCTGCGCCGCCATTTCGCTACTGTATGTTGTGCGGAGTACAAAAACATTACCATCTTCCCCGGCGATATAATCTCCTTCCCGGCTGCTGCTGCGGGGCTTCTTCTCCGTGGTTTTCTTACGCTTCTTCACCGTAACTTTTTTCTTTTTGCCGAAGTTCAGATCCAGCCAGTAAGCCTGCACGCCGGTGTAAGCATCGCGGTCTGCAATACGGAACGAATGACGGTCAGCACTACCGCGCGTAATGGCAAACTCCGGCAACGCTTTGCCGTTCGCACTAACGCCACCTCCCGGCAGAATGAACAACAGGCAACCGTTTTTCACCGTGGCGATGGCGCCGAGAATATCCGCCATACGCGTCAGGAATGACATGTCACTTTCCTGGGTCTGGTCAGCATGATCTATTTCGGCGTTCATCAGCTGTTCGGAAATAACCGGCTTCAGTTTGTAACGGTGAGCGATCGCCGACACGATGCGCTCTACCGTCACGTCATGCCACGACACCTCGCGTTTGATATTGAATTCATCGCGAAAATCAGCGCTGCGGGCGGTGATCTCGATGCGGTCTGGCGGCCCTGAATGCGCTACCTCATCGACAATATAAATCCCCTTGTAGATTAGCGGCTCCCCCTGCCAGCCGAGCGATAACGACAGCTCGGCACCACGCGGCGGCAGCTCAATATCGCCCTGACTGTCATCAACGGTGATCGTCAGCTCGTCGGCGTTAAATCCCCGGTTATCCGTCAGCTCCAGAGAAATCATTTTCTCATCCAGCACGGTCAATGCCTTACCGCCAATCAGGACATTAAACGCCGGGATGCGCGACAACTCATCCTGGTAATTCTTGAAGTCCTGAGCGCCCGCATTCAGCAGGCTTTTTGCATTGTCGATTGTGTCTGTGTTCAGCGCCATGATTGCCCTCCGCCGCTGATAGTTCCATGCGCGCGCGAGGCATGCGACGGCTTTTTGTTGTCACGGAACGCCCACAACCACCGCCGCAAGACGACGCCATGTATTTCAGGGATTATCACCCCGAACTCACTAAACATGATGGCGGTAGAGTATGACCGACAACTTTTTCCACGGGGCGCGCACCAAAGAAAACACCGACCTACAGACCGTAATCAACGATGTTGATTCAACGGTCATTGGCCTGGTGGCGGTTGCTGAGGATGCCGATCCCGAAACCTTTCCACTTGATACACCGGTACTGATTACGCGAGTGATTAGCGTGCTGGGGAAAGCCGGTAAAACCGGTTCCCTGTACAAATCGCTCAAGGCTATTTCCGACCAGGTCAGCACCCGCGTGATCGTCGTGCGTGTTGCTGAGGCTAAAGCCGGGGAAGATGCACCGACGCAGTCGCAGCTCATCATCGGCGGAACGAAGGCGGACGGCAGTTATACCGGTATGTTTGCCCTGCTGACAGCAGAGCAAAAAACCGGTTATCGCCCACGCATTCTCGGCGTGCCAGTGTATGACACTCAGGAAGTCACCGCGCAGTTACGCGTGATTGCAAAGCAGCTGCGGGCGTTCTCTTACAGCTATTGCGATGGTTGCGAAACGATCACCGAAGCGAAAGCCTATCGTGAACAATTTGCAGAGCGTGAAGGCATGCTGATCTGGCCGAATTTCATCGCCTACAACTCACAGACCGGTGCCAATGAAGAATTTCCCGCCGTGGCTTATGCCCTAGGTCTTCGAGCACTGATCGACAACGAGCAGGGCTGGCATAAATCGCTATCTAACGTGGCGGTTAAAAACGTGCTGGGGATTACTAAAGACGTGTTCTGGGCGCTACAGGCGGAAGACTCCGACGCCAACGAGCTGAACGCCAACGAAATCACCACGCTGATTAAGCGTGACGGCTTCCGCTTCTGGGGCAACCGCACCACAGACACCGAAGAATATATTTTCGAGGTGTACACCCGTACAGCCCAGATCCTGGCGGACAGTATCGCCGAGGCTCAATTTACCACCGTTGACAGCCCACTCACCCCGGCGAACGTGAAAGACGTGGTGAGTGGTATTAACGCCAAACTTCAGGCGCTTGTCACGGCGGGCAAGCTGATTGGTGCAGCGTGCTGGTTTGATATCGTCGATAACCCAACCACTGGCCTGCGCCAGGGTAAGGCTGTCGTGCGCTACAACTACAGCCCGGTGCCGCCGCTGGAAGATTTAACGCTGATCCAGACCTTCACCGATCAGTATTACGAACCGGCTTTTGCATCGCTGGGAGGTGCGTAAATGGCTATTCCTAAAAAACTGCGGCTGTTTACCCTCTTTGTGGACGGGGAAAACTTTATCGGGAAAGTACCTAGCGTCACGCTCCCGAAACTCACCCGGAAAACGGAAGACTATCAGGGCGGCGGCATGCTTGGCGCGGCAGGTGTCGATCTCGGCCTGGAAGCCGGAGCGCTGGATGCGTCAATGATTGTTGGTGGCGTAGTCGAAGCGCTGATTCTGAAATGGGGAGGCGATATTGACGAATTGCGCATGCGCTTTGTAGGTGAGATTTACAGTGGCGGTACCAGCTCGCTGCTGGAAGTCGAAATGCGCGGCCGCATTACCGAAATCGATAAAGGTGAGGCGAAACAGGGTGATGACACTAACCACACCTATGCGATCAAAAACACCTATTACAAAGAGTCAGTAGACGATAAACCACTGCTGGAAATCGACTTACTGAACTTCATCTACAAACGCAACGGTAAGAGCCTCTATCCGGATCGCATTGCCTCCGCGTTGGGCCTCGGCCAGTAACCTTTTAACCACTATCAATGGCGGCCAGCCCGGCCGCCCGGAGAATTATCAATGTCTGTTACTTTAAGTAAGCCTATCAAGCGCGGTGATCAGGAAATTAAAACCATCGCTATCACCGACACTATCAAGCAGGCTGGCTCGCTGCGCGGCCTGAAACTGGTTGATGTGCTCAACTTCGACTATGACGCCGTTTCCACGCTGCTGACGCGCACAACCAGCCCGCAACTGACAGCTGTCGAGATTGCCACGATGGCGACCGGCGACTTTACTGCGCTGTGTGAAGAGATCACGCCTTTTTTGACGAAAGCGGAGCCGTCCGCAGCCACCGAAGCGGCGACGGCGAGCAAGTAAGAGAAGCAGTTATCTCCGATATCGACGACCTGATCGCCGATATCGCTGTTATTTTTCACTGGCCGCCCTCCGAGATGTACGGCATGGAGCTGCGCGAGCTGATAGCCTGGCGCGAACGGGCGGCTATCAGAAGCGGCAACCATGACAAGGAGGATGACGACGATGGATCTTAGTATTCGCGTTGCGTTCAGCGCCATTGATAAACTCACCCGTCCGGTCAACGCCGCCAGTAAAGCTATTGGCGGCCTTTCTGACTCCCTCAAGAAAACGCAATCGTCGATCAAGGATCTGGAGAAAAGCGCAGCGGCATTCGACAAGCTACGCTCGCAGGCCAATGAAACGGCGCAGAAACTAAAAACTACCCAACGAGCCTTTGACGGCCTCAACCAGAAACAACGCGAAGGCGGCCAGCTTACCGAAGCACAGGCGGCTCGTCTTGAATCTCTGCGCGGCAAGCTCTCACGGCTGACGGATACCTATAACAAACAGACCACACAGCTGCGAACGGCTGCGCAGGCGGTACGCCAGCACGGCGTTAACCTCTCGTCCGGCAGCGGTGCTGTTCAGAGTGCGATCCGGCGCACCGAGCAATATAACCAGACGCTGGAACGCGAACGCCGTCAGCTGGCGGCCACAACGCGCGCCCAGGCTAGCTATGAACGTACCAAAGAAACCGCAGGGAAACTCCGCGGAGCTGGCATGGGGATGACACTCGGTGCAGCGGCTACAGGTTATGCGGCGGGGTCGTTCCTGGCGCCTGCGGTAGGTTTTGATGAGGAAATGTCGCGCGTACAAGCGTTAACCCGCCTCAACAAAAACTCATCCCAACTCGCCGACCTGCGCGCGCAGGCAAAAAAACTCGGTGCCGAAACGGCCTTTACTACCCGCGACGCCGCGAGCGGTCAGGCATTCCTCGCAATGGCTGGCTTCACCCCTGAAGCAATTCAGGCAGCCTTGCCCGGTGTGCTTAACATGGCGCTGGCCGGTGGCATGGATCTTGGCGAAAGTGCCGATATTAGCTCTAACATCCTGTCGCAATTCCGTCTCGATCCAAAAGAAATGGATCGCGTCAGTGACGTACTGACCGCCGCCTTCACCCGCACTAACACCGATTTAACCAATATCGGCGAAGCGATGAAATACGCGGGTACCGGCATGGCCGGTCTGGGCGTTGATGTTGAACGTACCACTGCCATGATCGGTGTAATGGCGAACGTGGGGCTGCGTGGCAGTATCGCAGGTACTGGCCTGCAAACAACCTTCTCCCGACTGGCAGCGCCCACCACCAAAGCGCAAGCCGCACTTAAACAGCTTGGCATCACCGTAGCTGACGCTACCGGCAAAATGAGACCGGCAGAAGCTATCCTCTCGGATATCTATAAATCCGTTTCGAAGTACGGCGCCACCGATCAGCTGTCCTTCTTCAAAGATATCGCAGGGGAAGAGGCGGCCAAATCATTCCAGGCACTGGTGAGATCTGCGGGTAGCGGTGAGCTGCAAAAGCTGCTGGCAGATTTGCGCGGATCACAGGGTGAAGCGCAGAAAGCGGCAAAAGTGATGGCCGACAACCTCAGCGGCGATCTGAAAAATCTGGATAGTGCATGGGAAGGCTTCCGCATCCAGGTGGAAGAAACCACCGACGGGCCATTACGTAAACTGACTCAGGGGTTAAGTGACTTAATCACGTCAGCCAGCGAATGGGTAAAAGAAAATCCGCGACTGACGCAGACTCTGATCCTTGTTGGCGGGGCGCTGACTGTCTTTGCCGGGGCGGTGGGTATTGCCAGCATTGGCGCCAGCTTCATCCTTGGCCCACTGGCAAAACTCCGTTTGATGCTCAGTATGATCGGCATTTCATCAATCACCGCGACCGGCGGCATCTCGACGCTCGGCGTGGCGTTCTCAGGCCTAAGAGTCATCCTTGCTTCACTGCTGGGGATCCCCGGCCTGATTCTGGCGGCGTTCATTACCGCCGGTCTGCTCATCTGGCGATACTGGGAGCCGATTAAGGCGTTTTTCTCCGGGCTGTTTACCGGCATCAGCCAGGGGCTTTCCCCACTGATTCAGTCATTTTCTTTCCTGGTGCCGCTGTTTGATGCCATCAGCGCCGGAGTGGCGAAAGTCTGGGGCTGGTTCAGTCAGCTATTTACACCGATTGATTTTTCCCGCGATGCGCTGGATAAGTGCGCCAGCGCCGGGAAAACATTTGGCGAGGTGCTGGGTACCGCCCTGAATCTGCTTTTCACCCCTCTCCGCTTGCTGACCGAAGGTGTCAGCTTATTGCTTGAAAAGCTGGGGCTAATCCCTTCCGGAATTGACGCTGCACGGGCCAAGGCCAACAACCTCGAACCCAAAAAACCGACGTCGTGGGAGTGGGATCCGAAACAAAAGAAAATGGTTCAAAAGGCGTGGGACTGGTCACCTAAAAAATCAGATTCCCCCGTTACCGCAGGCGCGCCGCCCGCCGCCTCGCCGCTGTCCGGCAACACCGGCACAATGCGCCGCCTGAATAGCATTGCGGATAACACGAAGGCGACCGCCGACAACACGAAGGAAGCGCGCAAAAAGATTGGCCCTGGCGACATCATTTTTAAAAACCTGCCTCGCGCGCTGGCCCTGCGCGGTGCCTATCAGGAGGCGCGGATCTCACCGCAGGCGGTACCACGCGTTGCAGCTCCGGCGGCAGGCGGCATTCTCTCGGTGCCGACGGCAACGCAAGGCCCGCTGTCAGCTCCCGTTTCCGCCCCAGCCAGGGGGGCGCCAGTGTTTAATCTGGTCTTTAACGAAGTCGGCCAGCACTCGGCGCGGGATCTGGAAAGAATGGTCAGGAATGCCGTTCGCGATGCAATGGCCAGCACCAACAGAAGTAACCGTGGCTCGTTCCGCGACAGAGATTAGAGGTAATCAGCATGATGATGGTTTTCGGGATGTTTGTTTTTACGCTGCGCACGGCCCCTTATCAGCAGCTCCAGCACGCACAGGAATGGCGGCACGTTAAAAACGACCGGGTTAATCAGTCCGCCGCGTGGCAGTACATCGGACCGGGTGAGGATAATATTACCCTGTCCGGGGTGCTCTTTCCGGAAATTACCGGCGGCAACCTGTCGCTTTCTGCGCTGGAGACGATCGGATATTCCGGTCGCCCCTGGCCGCTGATTGAAGGTGATGGCCGGATTTACGGGATGTACGTCATGACGCGGCTGGAACGAGGTAAAACCGAGTTCGATCAGTTCGGTGGCGCAAAGAAAATTGAATTTACGTTAAGCCTCAGCCGCGCAGATGCAGATTTTCGCGAGAAGCTGCAATCATCCTCCATCAGCGATGCCCTGGCAGACCTTCAGAGCAGCGCCACCAAAGCCATTAACGCAACAACCAACTCACTGAACCGGCTGTTTTAACCCAACAAAAAGCCCCTCATCGAGGGGCTTTGCTATACCGGCAAACATCACCATTTCTGACCGTGCTGCAGAACGTTATTTTTGACGGTGCTCGATGTTGTACATACGTACCTACATGGCAAACCCCTAAAATTAATGGGTCAAAAACGTGGCATCATCTGTCAAAGATGGTACTCAAGGATTGTTACCGGCCAAAATGCCACGCTAGAATGGCGGCATGTCCTACCAGTACAAAAATGGCAAGTGCAATTCGTAACCGTTTCATAACAGAACCAACACGGAATAATCACAGAATACTCGCGTTTTTGCCTCTGCGCTGGCTATAAGATTCTTCTTAACAATGGTAAGTATAAAAAAATGAACTCTAATAAATGGCTTGTACGCTTGGCCGCTGTAGTCTCTTTTGCGTCCATTACCACAGGATTCACCAAATGGCCCGATGTTATGTTTATATCCAGTTGCGCCATGCTTTTAATCTGGGTTCACGCAGAGTGGGACTGGTGGAGAAAAAAATAACCCCCACCAAATTCAAATCTTCCCATCCCTCCCGTCAGGCAACCCGCGCCCAGCACATCAGCAAGGTGTGCGCCTCAACGATGTTAATTGCCTGGCCATTGCCGAGGTTGTCGGTTTTGCCGGTAACGGTGTGGCCATGAGGCGGGATAGTAAAACCATGCCTATGCGCTGGTGCGTCGCTTGTGTTGTTAAAGGTTGTGCTTTTCTGGTTGTCCGTTCCGTGGGTCGCGTTTTGCCATGACGCCCCCGGCGCACCATCCCCGCCCTGGTGATTGTGCGCGCCATTGTCGGTCGTCTCCTGATAGCTTCCCGGATGTTCACCGGTTGATCCGTTTACATTAATCTGTACAGCCGGGAGATTGGCTTGCTGAATGGTGACGATGTCGCTACCACCAGTGGAACCCACATTTGAGCCATCGGCCTTACCAACGCGGATTGTTTTATTCTCGCCAGTGTAAGTCCATTGCGACCACGGCCATTTCTCGTTCGGATCGATATTTTGAGCAAAGAAGCGCACCGTTCCTGGCGGGTTTTCCTCTTCCCAGAAATCCCGACGTGCCGCAGTGATGGCGTCTGTGATTGCCTGCTGAATATTAGTATCCAGATCCCCTGCAACCTGATCGGCGTAATCCTTCGCTTCACTCTTGGCTTTGTTCACCTCGTCAACCGTTGCAAGGATGACTGACGGATCGGCTTTTAGCTCAACATCTGCGGTACTGCTTACCGCAATCCAGATGTTTACAGCATGAAGCCTCCCCGATCCTTGTGCCAGCAATGGCTTATAGGATGGCGGTACCGTCGCAACAGCAATACAGACTCCTTCGCTATCATAGAGACCTGCCTCACGAACCCAGAACCCACCCACCTGCGGCATCATGATCATTTCAGTGCGAATGATATTGGCGCCCTGATCAGCAATAACGACGCGATTTAACGGCGCCCGGTAAAGCTCATTGACCAGATCGTCACTGTCTGACAGGTCTGGCGCGGTTCCGCCGCCATCACCTACCGCCATCTCACTAAAGTTTACCGGTACCCCCGAGACAGCGGCAGCGGCAAACTTCCGCTCTCCCGCGCTGGTAAGGCGCGCATAAAATAATTTATCCACGTGCTTACCTCCCACTACGGAACAATTACGCCTTTCGCCGCCATGATGGTTCGCGCTTTTGCAAACAGGTCTTTAATGGTTGCATCATCCAGCGCGCCGTTATACATCGCCCACAACCCCACCCGCCCAGTAATACCCAGATTGTGGGGAGCAACATAACCACCACCAATGCGGGTGGTATTGACTGGCTCTCTCCTGGCTTCAAAAGCTGTTTTCACAGTTCCCATTGTGGATGCGCGCGTGACCGTAAGCTGCTTTGCTCCCGTCACTACTGCCATCATTTCCCAGCCGGGTGTAACGTTACCGGTTTGAGCATGAATTGTCGGTATCGCCCCAACATCAGAGACAAAAAAGCCATCTTTGGTTATAGCGGATCGCGAACCTCTGAACGGGCTTACCCCTTCTAACAGGCTGGAATAAATTTGCGTGGTGAATGTCTGAGGATCGGCTCTAAATGCCACAATCACGGTATTAGCCATTGGCTCAACAATCCCGGTGTCAGCATAATGACCATCAACGCTATCGCACACCAGACCTTCACTATCAAACGACAGGCCATTAAGCTGCAATGTCATTCCATTGCCGCTTTTATCCTTTTCGTTTTTCATTTCATACACGGCAAGCGAGGAACTCAGGTACATTGCCGAGCGTGATTTACTGATTGGCAGTGAGGAATCACCGAAATCATCAATAACCTGTAACTGGAGCATATTTTTTCCTCTTTTCGAATCGCATTTATTTATTCAGAAACAACAATTTTCTGAATCGGCAAGTAGTTATAAAGCGGGTACGGAACTCCGCTTTCATCCGTTAAATCTGTTTTTTCCGGGTCTGAATCGTGAATCGTTGTACGCACGCCCGTTTCACGCCCAAAAAACCAGTCCTGATAGCGGTTATTCGTGATTTCACCGCGGTTCTCCGGTGTCCATGCAAAAGCAACAAATGCCCCGGCGCCGATATCGCTTTTGGTTACGATCTTAATTTTTGTCCCAGCCACGATTTCCACTGAGACAAGCTCAAGCCGACCAGTATCATCATGCAGCTCTACGCCGTGATTGCCGTCGGCCAGCTCCCTGATATATGAAGCATCAATAACCAGTGGCGGATGGTAGGTAAAAACGTCAACAATGACGGTTGTGTTATTAATTTTTCGCGCACGCGTTGCATGAACGGGTAAATATTTATCACCATTAGGCTTATCGACGGTGCGAGTGCGCAGGCGATGGCGCAGCGCTTTTTGCGCATATAACCCCATGAGTCGATAACCATGCGCATTGTGATGTACATTACCTTGTCCGGCGTTGTGATTTGCCGGTAGCCCCATGTAAGACGGCCCCCACATATCTATTAACGGGTCGTTCAACGCCATATCCAGTTGCGCCTGAGCGATAACTTCCGGTGGATTTTCTGCCGTTCCAACGTAATAGCCATGCGATGACGTCTGGTACATCAACATAACCAGATCTCGCCCAGGCTCACGCAGATCGGAAGTATCTGTCGCCATATCCGCTCGCAGATTCGATACATGAGTGGTATATGCAGCACCACTCGTACCATTCGCCATATTCGCTTCGCCCTGGATCCAGAGCGTGAAATCTACTGCGTAATCCCGCCCCAACCTGGCCGCTTCGCTGGCGGCCCAATTCACATGAACCAAAAGCCTGCGGTATGGTTCCGTTCCTTTTGAAAGCGCCTCAACAGTGATCCCTCCCACGCCACCGGCATTAAACAAAAGATCACGACCGGCCATCTCTCCTGCATTAGCGGTAAAGCCATGCGACATAGCCGAAGCAACGGTTTCGCCATTGCTGCCACTTACGGTTTCACGAAGAGCAACCAGAGACGATGGCGTTGAGCTATAGCTTCTGACGCCGGTATTAAACATCAGCGCATTGTTTGTCGGCGTACCCAACACCGGTGTGCCGTACTGCCCGATAGACAGCGACTGACCGTAAATAATGACATGCAGCACTTCCGCAAAGAAAAGCCACGGGCTATCGGGAACATCCGGCTGCGGGCCAATGGATTTATTATTGAAAAATCCACCATTGCCGTTAATTCCACCGGAAACGCGTTGGTTAGCATCCACCAGTTCAATCAGGTTTTCACCTTCGGTAATAAAAATACGCATACCGAGAATTTCAATGAATCCTTTCTTACCAATACCAAAGGCTACGCGGTCTTTTTTATCGGTAAATGCAATACAATATTCGCTATCATCCGGGAGATTAATAACCGGAACACCGTTAATACGCATTCCCGCATTAGCTTCCAGCACACCTTTTAAATCAATACCTACAGCACGGCGATATAATTTATCTAAAAATTCAACAGCGAAATCTGCGTCTTCATCCGTAAAAATTCCCGCATCAGGCAACAGTTGTTCCATTGCTCGCTTATCGGCGACTTCGAAAAGCTTCACCGCCTTGCCGCCATTATTCCGGTAAACCGTCTCGGTAGCGCTGTTATCGTATGCTACACGGAACGTTTGGCCAGGAACGGTCATTGACAGGCCTGTATTCGTCCCCGTCGGATCTTCCGCTGACGTGAAAACGACGATGGATACACCCTGGCTATCAGGTAGGCGCTTCCCGGTAGCAACTGGCTCACCATTAACGTTTTTAAATTCTTCCACCCACACGCCGGAATTTTCAGAGCGCACCGAGAATAACGCACCTTCAGGTACTTTACCGGCAGCAATGGCCGCCTTCGCCTCATCCTGATTCGAGTAGGGTAACTCTCCTGATTTAATCAGCGTGCTGTAGGCTTCAACCGCCTGCTTTAAATACTGCGTCCGGTTCCCCAGCTGTTTCGCCTGAATATTCGCTGCACCTTCTCGCCCACCTTCAACTTTATCGAGGCGAGTCAGCATGCTGACATTATTTTCCCATTGTGCTTTTTCGCTAATATTCATGCATCGTTACCCGCAAAATGATAATTCCCGCTGTAGAAAGCCTGCCCGTCGTAATAAATGCTTTCGTCCGGCCTGTAATTCGGCGGGTAAACGGTAATTACCTCGCCATCAAAATTCGCTGCGCCTACCCATGCATTCCCCCTGGTATGGGTTGTAATTGTCATCGTTGACATATGCCGACTAACTGGCTTGGCATCTCCCACCAGGCGATTAAGTTCATCCAAGGTTTTTGGTGTAAGGCCAACTTCATTTACATCAATCTCAAGCCGGAATGTGCCTGGCTCGTCGCCGACATCGAACCATTCCGCAAACGTCGCGGAAAATCCCATATCTTCGATCACTCGCCGCACAGCTGCGCGCGTACCCTTCCGGCGATGAAGCCAGTAGGATTGCTGGATTGACGCTATTTTTTTCTCTGCCGGCCAGTTCTTATCCCACCGATCAACCGACAGCGCCCACGCCAGATACGGCAGTAAATCAACCGGGCATGCCGTCGGCGTCCACAGCGTGCGAATAGCTACCGTTATCCCGGACAGCTTCGCCGTGGCAGCTTCGGCGCCACGCATCCACGCGCTGGCAGATGGGGGGAGAAGCGTATTATTCATCCGTTCCGCCATTTTCCAGGTTGTAGCCGATATTCCTTGCCGCCTGGATATCGCTGATCCTGATATCGTCCGGCGGAGCATTCAGCACGACGCGCTGTACGCCCTGGACATGTAGCGCCGCTGAAATGGCGGAGCGTGCCACGTCTCTGCTGATTTTTTTATCGTTCTGCTTCAGGAACTTTTGCAACGATGCATCAGCCGCATTGATGATCGGCTCTGACTCCGGCCCCGGATACAGGTACAGCGTGGCGTTAATCTCGTAATCGACAATCTCAGCACTGCGCACCGTCACGCGATCACCCAATGGGCGAACCTCTTCATCGTTTACCGCTTCGGCAACAGCGGCCAGCAGTTCTGGTGACGCGGTACCGTCGCCCTCGGTGGACAGCACCGCAATAATCACTTCTGCCGGTGCCGGGCTGGATGCCCTGGCATCGGCAACTTTTCCGCTGGCGCTGCGGGCAAAATATTCATAGGCCGCCGATGGCCCGGCAACGCTCATTCCCTCAAAAGCAGCCTGCGCCCGCAGGCGTAGCGCCTCGTCACTTTCCATTTCGGCATCAGTTGTCTCGGTTGCTTCGGTCTTGATCAGGCGTTCGGTATCGAGATTCGCCGCGATATTATCCAGATCGTTGCCGGTCGAATGACTCAGCATGCAGGCGGCCGCCCCTTCGTTAATACGCTGTCGCAGTAACATCTCGCGATATGCCAGCGCCTGGGCGATAACGTTCAGCGGTTCAGATTCAAGCGCCAGCGCGGCAATAACAGCAGCCTGCTGATCCGCCGGATAGGCGGCCACCATCACCGCTTTCACCTCAATCAGGATTTCTTCAAAATCCAGTTCCTCGATAATGGTCGGCTGCGGCAGCTGCGAGAGGTCAATTGTCGGCATTTTTGGCGCTCCTTAACGTTACCGATCTGGTGCTCTTTTCCATGCTTTCGGTCAGCATTCCGGATAACTCCGCCGTTACTGCGCCCGAAGCAGAATAGTGAATATTGATAGCGTCCAGCGCGATCCGCGGCTCCCATGCCGCCAGCGCGATAACGGCGGCGCTCATCAGTTGCAGGCGCGTAACGTCGTTCTGTGGGCTGTCTATCAAATCCGGGCAAAGCGAGCCGTAATTGCGGCGCATGATGCGCGTATTAACCGGCGTCAGCAGAATATCGCCCACGGACTGCCACACATGATCTTCATCCGTCAGCGTCCCGGCACCGTTCGCATTCATACCGCGATATCGTTCGCTCATCGGGTGCCCTCCGTCCAGTCACCACCGCGTTCAACGTTGCCGTGATCGTGGTCATCCACCTGCACACCGTTGGAGATGAACCTTCCGCCTTTATGGTTAAAGTTGCCGCTCATTTCTCCGCCTTCGGTGATATCAAGATTTTTCGCGCGCAACAGGTTGGTGCAGTTCACCTCCGGCGTATCCAGAGTGACGATCACCGACGCCTCGATCACTGCTGATTTGATGCCTGCCACCTGCAAAGCGCCCGCCTCGGCGTCATAGCGAAAGCGCGCACCATCCGGAGCAGTCACCACCATTTCATTACGCGTCGCGCCCGGCGCCGGGTTGTCGTCGCTGTACAGGCTGCCGCCAATAATGGCGGTATCCGTGTTACCGCCGAGACACAAGAGCCAGACCTGCTCGCCAATGGACGGCGGCACCCAAACCTTAAATGCCCCGGCTCGCTGCGCGTTCCAGCGCAGCCAGGTCGTTTCCAGTCCGCCGCTTTGTACCCGGACGCGCCAGTTTTCTTCGTCGATCTCTGTCACCGTACCGGTGCGGCCGATGTTCTCCAGCAGGCGGATCAGTTCGGCAATATCCATCAGCGCACTCCCAGCGAATCAATCACCTGCCGGGCAATCATCATGCGATCCGTCTTACTCAGGCCCAGCAGTTCACGGCGGGGATAGCTCGCCATCGCGCCGCTATCATTCACCCGGTCACGCAATCCATACTGGTGAACGCGGGCAATACGGGCCGCCACGCCAGTGAATCCCACGCTTGCCCCTTCAGAGGTGGCGCGGGCTTTCAGAAAGCGCGCGGTGCGCAGGCGACGGAACATGGGATCGGCTTTTGTCGTATCGCGGCGAGTCTCGTTGAAGCTGATATCGAGATAACGCTCGATATCAGCACGGTAAAACGACCGCACCGCGCCGCGCCCCTCATCAAACCCCGTTAACATGCGCCCGCGACTACCACGCGTCGCCCGCCAGTTGCGCAGGCGGCGCTCTTCCCCCTGCCAGATAAACCCGATCCCGGCCTGCGAACGCAGTACCCGGCGGTGCCGCTTCTGGTACGGTGTGCCGTCCGGCGCAACCTGCTTACCGATCCGCTGGCTCTGAGTACGGCGCAGCGTGGTGGCAATGCCTCTCGCCGTGCGCAGGCGGCGTGCTGGCGTCATAGCGGAAAGGATTTCCGCGAAGACCAGATCAAGCTGTTGAAACAGCGCAGCATCGTTGCTCATGTCATCGCTCCCTCAAAGCCCGGATCAAAGACCACCTCCCACTCACCGCCATTAATGCGCGGGCGGTCTTCCGCCAGGTGCGTAGCAACGGGTTTCCCGTTGACGATCTCCACCATGACGCGCTCCCAAACCGGCACCTTAAACAGCACATCGGCCATGTCATCGCTGATAATGTCCGCGTCAAACTCAACTTTGCGGTTATTGTCCGGGTTGAGCAGCAAATCAGGCTGGTAATGCCATACCCACGCCATGATCGGCAGCATGAGATCATCCACCTGCCCCGGAAAGTCCACGGCCAGCACCTGGATGGTGTAGTGATACATAAACGAGGGTTCGCCGGTCGCCTGCGTCTCAATGCTCCCCTTCTCCACCCAGACGGTGATCAGTTCAGGGTTGGCCTTACACCAGGTGTTTGCGGCGATCAGCGCCTCGCGTAACAATTCGGCTTTTTTCATTTCATCCCCCTGGCTATTCGCCGCAGCTCCAGCTCCCGAATGCCCGCCTTATCCGCGTTGCAGGTATCCAGCGCATCAAGTAGCGCATCAGACCAGATCACAAGATTCCCATAGCGCATCGGCCTGGGCGGTGGCACTGGCGTTTCAGTTTTTGCCGTCAGGCTTTCTGGCAAAGGCTCCTGAATGATCACCGGCGGCGACTTCGGCGGCGCGCTGGTACAGGCTGTCAGCGACAGCGTCAGGCACAAGAGCAGCAGCGCAGGGATCGCCGGACAGTTCAGTTTTGATATTTTCACGACGTTTCTCCCCGGCTTCGTTACGCTTTTGCCCCAGCGCTTTCACACTGGCTTCAATCCCGCTGACGTCCTGACGCAGCGCCCGCACTTCGGCCAGCACATCGCTGGTCTGGTTCAGCTTTTGGTTAGCGTCTGCCAGCGCACTTTCTGCGGCTTCGCGCTTGTTGGTTTCCGTGGTTAACCGGATGCAGGCCACCGCCAGAAGGACACCGATCACCGCGATAACCACAGACAGCCCTTTCATTTCGCCCCCTTGAGCGACGGATCTGACAAGCACCACTCCCGGAACTCTTCCCGGCGGTTGACCAGTCCCTGCAAGCGCCTGCCGCCTGAGTTAACAAAATCCGTTACCCGCTCGCAGACGCCGCGCCAGTCAGCCGATTGCGCATTACGCCAGATCGTCGTTCTAACCTTCTTCCCCTGCCTGTTGGTGTACCAGGCAAGCCCGCTACAACCGACATTAAATGCGCTATCGGTCAGCGCCTCGAAAACGCGCTGCGGTGCAGCTGCGCCGTTAAACTCGCGGTTAACGCACCGTTCCGCGCGCATCAGGTCATTCACCCAGCGCTCGGCAATCTCCTGCTCGGCATACTCCCGGTTCTGCACTTTCCCGGTCGAGCCGATCCCCACGGTTAATACACCTGCCGGGCAGTAATACGGGGTCTTGCGACAATCCTCATATTTCGCCATCTTCAGTTGCGCTTCCGGGCTGGTACGCAGTGACTGCGGCCAGAGCACGGCGGCCAGCGAGATAATCGCGGCGATCGAGCAGGCAATAACGCCCTTTTTCATCGTGGCGCCTCCCTGATAGTGCGGATCAGCTCTTTCACGTCCTGCCGGTTTTCCGTGTCGTCGCGAATGGCGTCGATCAAATCGTTCAGCAGCACGTTATTGGTTTCATGGATACGGGCCATACGGCGGCGATGCATTTCACCTAACACCGCCACCACTACCCCTGTTACTGCCGCAATAGCCGTCAGCCAGTCCTTTTGCGTCATCATTCCGACGCTGCCGAGGAACACCGACCAGAGATATGCGGCCCAATTCCAGGCGCGGTTTATTAACTCCATAGCTGCACCGTCTCCTTTGTCGCCGAGGCGCTTACCTCCGGCAGTTCCACCACCTGCCCGGCCTCCATGAAGATCTGATCAGCCAGTGACTTGTTCGCAGCAAGCACAATCTCGGTGACACCCTGGGTGGTGCCGTAATAACGCTGACAAAGCAAATCCACCGTATCGCCCTGTAAGGCCTTCACTTTCATCAGAATGCCTCCGCAGAATTGCGAACTTCACCGCGAATATCGGAGATAGCCCAGCGCGCATCACGCCAGTGATCGTTTGCCTGGCTTGCCAGCGCAGCGGCTTTCTTCTCCCCGGCGTCGCCGGTCGTGTCCACATCACGGAACGTTTCGATCAGCAGGGCGCGGGCTATGCTGTAAACCGCGCGGCGCCAGCGGTAAACCTTTGCGCTCTGCCCGTTAATTTCCATTGCTGGCACGGTATCCAGTGAGGTAAATCCGGCGTTCTGCTGTTCGATCCGCCAGGTATCGAGCTGGTCAGCGGCATGGCCTACCGCCTCGATAACAACATGCTTCAGCCGCGAAGTTGTCACCGTGCCGGTGATGCGCATCTCCTTACGGGCATCGCTCAACACAATTTCGGGCCAGAACACACCGGCGGTGACTTTCTCGCCGCCGTCGTCCACATCCGGCACATCCTCTGCTGAGGGGGTTATTGTGCGGGGGGCTACAAGGCTCATGGTGTAGTCTCCAGAAAAGGTGGCGGTGAGCGGACGGAGAAAAGAAAACGCAGTGCGTTGCAGATCTCCGACCGCGCCGCCAGCGCACGGGGCGCAAGTCGATTATTTGTTGGCGGCAGGCGCTTTTTTCGTTGTGGTTTTGCGCGCCGCTGGTTTTTTGGCTGTGCTTTTACGGACGGTTTTAGGCGCGGGCTTTCCGGCCACCACCGCCGGAACCGGTGGTGCTGCAGGGCTATCACTCTGCCCCTCTTCGCCATCGTCGCCAGCAGACTCACCCTCGGCAATAGTCGCAGCAGCGGTTTTCTTCAGCTGGCTGGCGAGTTTGTCGATCAGCTTTTTCACGCCTGCGCCGGGATCCATGATCAGTGCAGTGCGCAGCAGCCCTAGTGCGGTTTCCTGCTCGGCAGGCGTGCCGTTGCGCAGGGCAAAAGCGCGTGCTTTGTGGAGTTTGGCGCGCACCATGTCTGGCATATCGCTGGCGGCGGTAAACCCGGCTACTTCATCGAGCACCGCCAGATATGGCGATACGTCGGTGCTGTCGTCGGCCTTAACCTGCACCAGGATCGGATCACAAATTTCATCGACCAGAGCCGTCGCCGCCGTGCGGTTAAAGCGGTCTGGCATCGCCAGGTTATGCGCGATGACGTAACGCCCGATTCGCGCCGCCAGTGGATAATCACGAACATCAATCGCCCAAATCATCAGGCGCGTGATCACTTCATCCTGGCGGCCGCTATTACCTTCGAGTGTTCCCTCAATCCACCCCTCGTAATTGGGTAGCATCTGGCGCTTAAGCGCGGCTTTCGCCTGCTCGCCCTGAATTTTTTTAAGCGCGGCCATATCCATGCGCATGCGGTGCAGGATCTGCTCATGTGCAGTACGCGCCGTATCGGACAAATCCTCAGCCTTGCCATGACGTTCAGCCATGACGCGTTGAAAATGTCGTTGTGCCGGTGTCAGCATTGTTTCTTCCCCGATGAACGGCGGGCCAAAGCCCGCCAGTGTGCGGTTACGCGCCGCCTTCCGGCGCCTCGGCAAAGGTGATGCCGTCGATAAATGCGACGTTGCCGTAGTCCTCGATCACAAAGTCATCGTTTGATGACTGGTATGTCGCGATGCGGTTGTACTCCGGCTCTTCCTTGATCGTCCGGCGCAGTCCGCCGCGCTGGTAGTACACCGACAGGTTTTTAAACGGCGTGATCAATACGCCATTGACCGGGAAGTAAGGCGCGATGAAGGTCGGCATGTTGCCAACGCGTTCCTGCGCAACAATCAGCTGACCGGCCAGCATTTCGGTGTTCGGGTTGGTCTGGCTCATGGCGTTAATGGCCGGGAAATTACCGGTAGTCAGCAGGTCGCCTGCCAGGATCACCACGTTATCCGGATTGCGCTTGTGCCATTCATCCATAAGGCTGTTTTTCGCGTCATAGACCGCGGCGCCGAGGTTGCCGTAGGTACCTTTCGCAATGACTTTGTTATCTTCATCGCGTGAGGTGATGGTGACGCCGGAAATCACGCGGTGGGCGGCTTCAGTGCGGATTTTCTCCAGCCAGCCAATGCCGCAATCCTGCAACAGTGGGTTAGCGGCACGATCTGACGGGTCGCTGTATTTGGTACCGTTAAAGCCAATCATGATGCGATCCAGCGACATCTGACGCGCCATCGCCTTACTAATCAACGGCTGGAAGTCCGGCATGTGCGCCCAGGCATCAAGCTGTTCGTAGCTGATCCCGTAGTCGTAATTGACCTTACGGCACATATAATCAAATGGCTCCATCGCATGATTTGCGCCCGGATTACGGCGGGTAGTGGTGCTGTTGTTGACGCCAGCCATCGGGCCTTTGCTACCAATCAACACTTTCTGACCAATCTGCTGATTAACGCCAAACACGTTAATTTTGCTCAGGAAAGAATCGCTCTCCTGCGCTGCCTGCTCCAGCTTTTGCTGACGGGTTGGATCAACCGCAAATTTCGCAGCAACTGCCGCAGGTGATACGCCGTTTAACTGCGCCTGGCGCAAAATGTACTGGTCAAACAGCTGGCGGGTATTGTTTTCCATGTTCTCTGCTCTCGTTGTGAATATCAGTAATCAGCCAGCTGCGCGTTCGCGCCGCCGCCCGCCGGTGGTCGATGGCTAAAGCTGGCATCGGTGGTGCTCAACTTTTGCCGCAGTTCGGCCAGCTCACTGGTGAGTTTCTCAATGGCGACTTTGTCCTGCTGGCGCTCCTGCTCGGCGGTGTTAAAGCGATCAATCTGCTCTGACTGCGATTGCGCCACGGCCTCAACGACCTGGTGCATCTGGCTGAAGCGCTGATCGTCGGTTTTCTGGCCTTTGCCGATGATGCCCATCACCCGGTTAAACCACTTAACCCCTTCATCACTGCGCTGGGCGGCCAGTTCGATCACCTCTGCTTCCAGGGCTTCGGTAAACATTGGCGCTTCACCCTGCTGGTTGTTAAAGGCCATCACCGATGCACGTTGCTGCGCGGCAAACTTCAGGCGATCGGTACCCAGGCTCGCCGGGGTATCGGTCATCGCCAGCCCCACTACATAGGCTTTTCCGTTGAGGGCAAACTGAGGGTGCAGCTCAATGCTTGAATAGACTTTCTGGCCTTTGTCGGTCATCTGCACCATGCGATCTGATGGCTCGATCTCGGCATAAAGGGCGGTTCGCCCTGCTAACGGGCCGTCGGTAATGTCTTCGGTGCTGAGTGCCACCACATCCCCCATCGCGCCAAAATCGCTGTTCGGGAACATAGAGAGATAGTGCTCAATATTGACGCGTGCGCCGTACACCTCCGGGTTGTAATTCGCTGCCGCATCGCGAAGGTGCTGCGGTTGAATTTCGCGGCCATCAACGGTGTTTCCGGAGACGGCAACGCGGAATTTCTTACGTGGTTTTGCTGTGCCTGCCATGTTCGTTTACTCGCTCGGTTTCTGAGTTCCCGGAGATGATGGCAGGGGGTGACGTGCGCTCTCAACGCGTTGTTGTTGTGAGGGAATCACCACAACCAAAAGCGAGCGAAAGGGTACGCGCGCGCGGGTTAATCTCCCCGGCAGGAAGCGAGGAGGACAAATGGCGATTGAAGAAGCATTCATCATGCAGCGGGCGCGGCAGCTTTACTGGCAGGGGTACCCGCCAGCGGAGATTGCACGCCTGATGGGTATTAATCAGAACACGGTTTACTCATGGAAAAAGCGTGATGAATGGGACGCCACGCCACCTATCCAGCGCGTGACGACGTCCATTGATGCACGGTTGATACAGCTCACCACCAAAGACAAAAAGACCGGCGGCGACTTCAAAGAAATTGATCTGCTCACGCGCCAGCTGAAAAAGCTGGACAACGGCACGGCGGCCACCCAGCCAAAGAAGAAGATCCGCAAGAAACAAAACTATTTTTCAGAGTCGCAGATTGCTGCGCTGCGCGAGAATATTCTCGGTTCTCTGCACTGGCATCAAAAAGGCTGGTACGACAACCACCACTGGCGCAACCGCATGATCCTGAAAAGCCGTCAGGTAGGCGCGACATGGTACTTTGCGCGCGAAGCCCTGGTACGCGCCCTCTCCGACGATGTGAAGTACAAGCATCAACGGAACCAGATCTTTCTGTCGGCGAGCCGCCGCCAGGCGTACCAGTTCCGCAGCTTTATTCGCTCTGCTGCCGCTGAGGTTGATGTTGAGCTGAAAGGCGGCGACATGATCCAGTTGTTCAACGGCGCCGAGCTGCATTTCCTCGGCACGTCCGCCGCGACGGCGCAGTCGTACACCGGCAATCTGTTTTTTGATGAATTCTTTTGGGTCGGCCAGTTTGCCAACCTGAAGAAAGTGGCCGGTGCGATGGCGACGTTAAAAGGTCTGACGCGCACCTATTTCTCCACCCCGTCAGCAGAAAGCCATGAGGCTTACCCTTTCTGGACGGGTGAAGCATTCAACAAAGGGCGCAGCCACGGAAAGCGGGTTGAGTTCGACACGTCCTGGAAGACGCTAAACAGCGGGCTGATGTGCCCGGACAAAATCTGGCGCCAGATCGTCACATTGCAGGACGCCATCGATCACGGCTGGGATCTGACCGACATTGACGAAATCCGCGACGAAAACAGCCCGGAGGAATACGACAACCTGTACGGGTGCCAGTTCATCAAAAGCGGTGAAAGCGCCTTTGACTATAACCGGTTGCTGGCATGCGGCGCAGACGGCTACGACGACTGGCCCGACTGGCGCCCGTACGCCTCCCGCCCGATGGCAGATCGCCCGGTCTGGATTGGCTACGACCCCAACGGTGCCAGCGGCAAAGGCGACAGCGGCGCCATTTCAGTCAATGCCGTGCCAATGGTCGCCGGTGGCAAGTTCCGCACCGTCGAGACGCTACGCATACGCGGGATGGAGTTCGAAGAGCAAGCCAATCTCATTATCGGCATGCTGAGTCGCTATAACGTGCAACACATCGGGATTGATGGTACCGGCATCGGTGAAGCCGTTTATCAGCTGGTTAAAAAGCACTTCCCGGCAGCAGTCTGTTACCAGTTCTCACCAGCCAGCAAACGCATGCTTGTGCTGAAGATGCAGCAGCTCGTTCGCGGCGGCCGCTGGGAATATGACCGGGGAGAGCTTGATCTCGTTGGCGCGTTCAACTCTGTTCGCAAGATTGTTACCCCCGGCGGCGTTATCACTTACGACACTGACCGCTCGCGCGGCGTCAGTCACGGCGATCTCGCCTGGGCGACGATGCTTGCCACCATTAACGAGCCGCTGGGACAGGAAGGCGGCAGCAGTATGACAGTTACGGAGTATTAACCTTGAGCAAACGAAAATCCATGCGCGGCAGGCAGTATGCCAGGGAGCAGGCCGATCTCGCCGTCTCGCTAAAAGCTGCACCCGAGCTGAACTCGTTCACATTCGACGGCCCCTGGCCGGTGAGTGGCGCGTATGACCTGCTCGATAACATGTACTGCGCCGATAACGGGCGATACTACGAAACGCCGGTTGACTGGTACGGGCTGGCGCGCCAGTTCGGCTATGCCAGTTGGCACCAGTCGGCGCTGTACTTCAAACGCAACGTGCTGGCCGGTTGCTTTATCCCGCACAAACTGCTTTCCCGCCAGGTGTTCTCATCCTTCGCGCTGGATTGGTTCGTGTTCGGTAATGGCTATCTGGAGATGAGGAAAAACCGGCTTGGCGGTTCTCTCGGCTTCCGTAACTCGCTGGCTAAATATACCCGTCGCGGCTCCGACTTGGACACCTACTGGTTTATTCAATCCGGGCTACAGGATCACCAGTTTACAACTGGCTCTGTCTGCCACGTTCTTAGCCCGGATATTCACCAGGAGATCTACGGCATGCCGGAGTATTTCGCCGGGTTGCTGTCGGCGAACCTGGCACATTCTGCCGATAAGTTCCGCAAACTCTATTACGACAATGGCTCACATGCCGGGTGTATCGTCTACGTGAACAGCGCAATGGCCGATCAGGAGAGCCTCGACAAGCTGAAAAAGACGCTAACAGATACCCGACGCGGCGGGGCATTCAAAAACATTCTTCTTCACGCCCCTAACGGCGGCAAAGACTCCGTGCAGATCCTGCCATTCAGCCAGATATCGGCAAAGGACGAATTCGTAGGGGTGAAGTCCTCCACCCGCGATGACATGTTAGCCGCGCATCGGGTGCCGCCTCAGTTAATGGGCGCCATTCCGGAAGGCAACGGATCATTTGGCGATATCGAGAAGGCGGCTCGCGTCTTCGCCGTCAACGAGCTGACGCCATACATGGAAGCCATGAAGCATGTTAACGACTGGCTGGGCGAAGAGGTGATCCGCTTCAATCCTTACGCACTGCTCGAAAGCACGAAGTAACACCAAGCCGCATCGTCATTTCTGGCGGTGCGGTACCCGCCGCCCCGTATCAGTACCCGGCCACACTGGCCGCTCACTCACTTTCGAATCCCTACTACACCTCACCAGACGCCGCCAGCGCCATTCTGGCGCATTCACTCGTTCGCATCATCCGGATCTGCACCAGAAGACAGCGCGCGACAGGACGCGATTGGCGAACGATACGCCCCCCTCCCTTACCCCCTTTACGCGCGCTTGCTCCCCCGCCTCGCCTGCGCGCTAAACCGACCTCTTTTTGTGCACTTTGTGCAGGCCGCCCAGGCCCCGCCAGTGCTGGCGCTGCGTAGCAAAAACATCGTTTCAAAAATTGTGCAAATTTGTGCAATTTCTTGCGTTCACGAAAAGCAAAAAAAAGAGGCCTACCAGGCCTCTTCTTGTGTACCGCTCAACGAAGGGTTAACTCCCGTTTTTTCTGGGAACAAACGCCGGGGATAACATAGTGGAACCGATTTTGTCCGCCTCTTCTTTTGCTTTGAATTGCGAGTAAGTATCGGTATCGAAGAATGATATCCCTTCTATCTCATCTTTAGGAACCAGCGTCCTGAAGTCTGCGAGTGTAATCTGACCATCCCCGGCGCCGCCGAGAATACCGCTATCCATATAGTGCCGCTTGTAGTTCGTTGTTACGTTCACTGTCAGAGTATCTTTATCACGATAACCACTAAGCAGCGGTAACATCTGCAAGTAATCAGTTTTACCATGCTCAAATTGAGGGCAATCAACTATCCCAACATAGAATTTCCGCGAACCTAAGGTGATGATTACTGGCATTTTTCTAACGGCTGCTTCAATGAGAAGGCTTTCCAAAGGGTCGTGATGTACGGCTTTAACCAGCGCATCAATCCTTCTGTCAGCATTACGGCAGACATGCCACCTCATGCCACGCCCTGCCGCCCAAGCTAACAACATTGACGTCACGCCAAAAACTGCAAATTTCAGATCTGCGAATTTAAATTGCTCTGCGGGGGATAGGGGAAAAACACGCTTGATAGTGCTTTCCGCGATGAAGTCATGCGACAGCAGGAAGCCATAAATCCAGCGAAAGATACCTAGCACACTGATAAACGAGCACAAAAGCCAAGCAACGAGGGTAAACAAGACGCCCCACGCTGCAACATAAAAATAAGCGTCCCAACCTTCGGAACGCTTAAATTTATATCGAGCTGAAACAGATCTAGTTACGTAGAGGTAGCCACTAATCAAAACGACGGCGAGAATGATTGTATTCATTCACCTTTCTTTCCAGACTCTTCCTTGATATCGCCGAGCTTCTCAATCTGGCGAGTGATTGCATCTACAACCTCTTTTTTGTTGAGGTCAAGAGATACATAGCCATCACGACTAATGGTGTAACTGTTTTTGTTGTCCTTCAGAGCCTTGGTCAGTCGCTCTTTCGAACTGAACATAGCCCCGGATAATGACAATCCGAATGCAAATGACATATCCGCCTCCTTTGTCCGGTTGCTATCCAGAAATTAGAATAAAATCATAAATATAAAAACAATCGCTATGCGCGACTGCTTAGAGGTATGCGCAGTACGCGCTCATTTGATATTGCTATTGGTTACGTTATGTATAGTAAAGCATGAACCATAGCAACAGTTTTTGCTGTGTGTGCGTACAATATTTCGGATTATCACTACATATTGTGTATCGGTTAGTTTTACGCCACTACTAACCGATTATCCGCCCGCTTTTAGTCCTCAACTTCGCAAAGCGCCTGCATTATCGCCAAACGTTCGGCATGCGGGAGGGCCAAAAACTTCATTTTCCAACGGTTTGCTTTCCGCTTTATACGGTAACGATCATTGTAGTCTTTACCCGCGAAAGTGTGAGAGTACGCGCGCCCCTCTGGAAAATTCATCCAGATTTTCTCCGTTCGCACGCCGCCTCGCGTCATGGCCTGAAACTCTCGCGAGCGCCAGCCCTGCAAAGCGTTGTCATAAACAGAAGAAGGATACCCGGATACGATTACGCTCACGTTTTCCGGCGTCGAGCAGAGGCACTGAAGCAGGCGGTGATGATCGCTAACGGTGTATTCATGTCGATAACGCGCGGAACTGGAACGTGTTTCATGAAGGTATGGCGGATCGGAATAAATCAATACTCGACCGGCAGAGGAGTAATCGAAACGACGTAAAAACTCAACGGCATCGCCAACATCAATAAACAACGTATCTGCCAGCCTATCCAGAAAATCAGGGTTGCCCTGGTTAAATGCTTCGACGGTTTGCGGGTCGATATCGATCCCCCAATTCACTTTTGCCGGAGGTTTACGCAGCATGATCGCGCCGCCGCCTAAATGCGTTTCAATGTAGGTATCGTGCGGCGGCATTTCAGCGATGATTTTTTGATAAACACCGCTGGCCGCCTTACTTCCCAGATAACTCATCGCTTTCTTATCCTCAAAAAAACCAACCTGCAGCACCGCCAAAAATGACGGTGCTCGATAGAATGGCCAGCACGGTCAAAAGCGACCATGACCGGCCGCCAAATCACAATTTCATAAGGTTTTTGATAACAATCCGGGAAACAAGATTGTTGGTTTCTCTGGCTTTTTTCAGCAGGAAGGTGCAATGCTGATCTTTAAGCTCAGACGGGTCGATGCATTCACCATCGCCGTGCTCTACGGTTGCAGCGCCGTTCCCGTTGTAGATCAGATTCCCTTTTGCGTCGTACCCTTCGAAATAACTGATATATGCTGATTTCATTTTTTCCCCTTAACTTCAGTTTTGGCCTTTTGTTTGGCCGCCGTCTTCCAGCGCGTGACCAGGTCACACACCGCCATATATTCGGAAGTTGGTTTATCTTTCTCGCCTGCGCGCCACACCTTCACCTCACGCAACCGGCCACCGTCCGCCGCCAACACCCCGCCACCGTGGCGAACGCGAGCACCGGCGGCGATTGACCGCACAACGTCATCACTGACGAAAATCCGACAGCTACGCAGCTGCGCGCCGATACAGTCGATCACCTCTTCTGGAATGCCGTTCTTCTGCAATGCTTCTTTTTGCTGCGCCTGGCGCAGTGCGGCTTCGGCCTTTTTCCTCTGGTATTCCGCAACTGCTGCGGCGTAGTTATTCGCGCGCCGCTCGGCCTCGATCCGCAGCTGCTCCCGCCAGCGCTGCTCTGCCTCTTCCGGCGTCAGGCTCATATCTTTCGCGGCGGTAACTTTTGGCCCCCATGTCAGCGCGGTTTCATCATCAACGGACGTGCGAAGACCTCGCGCAGTGCGCACGAAGGCTTGATCTGAGCTTTCGCTACCGGTTTTTTTCAGCCTGGAGGTGATCTCCTGCCTTTGCTGGCGTGAATATCGCCTTAAGTCTTCGATATTCAGCGGAAGTCCTGTCACTGAACTGTCGTCTGGCGCAGTTTTATCAGCTGTCACCGCCGTTTCTGACGGTGGTTTTCCATCCGAAGCAGAGCGCCCCGTACAGTTATTGACAGAACTCCGAGGGGCCGCTGCGCGGCCTTCTAAGGTCAAATTCTCGACCGGCGACGGCTTACGCTTCGGCACAATCTTGTAATCGGTGGTGCGGGTGAAAATGACAGAATCACCGCCCGAATACGGGCAATAGATACCAGTGATTTTGGCGACCGTGTCACCATAATCATTTCCATCCTCGGTGTATTCGTAGTTGAGGCGAACGCGCAGGCAATCTCGCGGAACAAATGGGCCGCCCTGGGCGTTGGTGTATCCCGGCCAGTCCGGCGCATCAGCTGCCGCGCGGGCCGCTTCAAGTTCCGGATGCAATACCAGCTCACGGCTACCCAACCGGCGCAGCTCGCGCCAGGTAGTAACGGGAGCGCCACCAATCTGCTGAAACTGGCGAATGCTCCAACGAGAAGCCCACGCCCTAACGCGCTTTGCCATCTCTTTGACTGGCTGGCCAGACTCGTCGTCTAACTCGCCATCCATGCCGTAACCGTCGATATTCTTTGAGATGTATTTCGCGATGTATCCCGTCGCTGAGCCAAATTTTTCATCAATCGGCGTGATGGTAAAACGGTGCTCTTGAGCGCCTGGCTCGCCACCGTCTTCACGCAGCGCATGTTTGCGGAAAATAGCTGTGGCGTACTCAGCCTCTTCTGGTCGCAGGAATAACAACAGGTGCCAGTGTGGGGTTCCATCATGATGCGGTTCGGCAACACGAAAACCAAAGGTGCGAATGCCTTCGCGCCCCCATTTGGCACGGACGCGCGACCATACTTTGCAGAGGTATTTCTGAGTTTTGCGCGGGCTGGCGTCGCGGTATTTATCGTTTCGCTTCCCGGATTGCACATGCGTTGAGTGATAACGCGACGGCGCAGTCAAGGTGTAGAACATGCCGACCAGGCCCATTTCGTTAGCCATATCTTCAAACCCGCGCATGCGTACCATCAGCTCATGGCGCGCGATCTTCGGGTTAGATACGCTACCCATGACCTTATCCAGCAAAGAACTACGCTCGCCGGTGTCCTGGTCTTCCAGCTCCATCGCATTAAGAAATTCAAGGTTTGCTTTCTTCTGGGCTACCCATTCCCTGAAGCAGGGATCGGAGCAATACGGCGATGCCACCTTGCTGACATAACCCGTTGCGATCATGAGATGTTCGCGCCAGCGATCGTGGATACGGCGGATTTTACTCAGCCACCATTTTTCTTTCTGAAGGCGCGCAATAGCACGCAGTGCATCTTCGGCCTGAAGTGATTCATCGCAATATTTATCCCAGCCCGGGATCGCAATATTAAGCGCCGTCGCTTTGCTGGCGATAAAGCCATATGCGTAAAGCGTGGAAAACTCAACATCAGCGGTTTTCTCATACTGAAAATCAAACTCGCGCATAAACTCGCTTTTCATCAGGTTGGCGAGCTTATAAGCCAGTCGTTTCAGGCGCTTTTTGTCGGCCCACGGCAGCAGATGGAATTCATCGCGCAGCGGGAAAAGGATCGCGGGTAGTTTAGTTTGCGGCAGGTACTGTGCGTTCACCGCATCAATACGGCGTAAAACATGACGCTCAAAGGTACCAAACAACCAACGCACCGCATCTTTTGGCTTGTTGCGTTCGAGGTTTTCAAGGTGCTGAGCGAAACGCTTACGGATAAATGCCGGGAGCGTTTGCACCCGACGCCGGAGATAGCTGGCGCGGCCTTTAAGGTCAAATGCTTCTCGCGCCTCCCCTTCGCGTGGGCGCATGGGGTAACGGTAAACCACATCAACAAGATCACCATAGGCGAGCGTCTTCCGCTCGCCCTTTGGGGTGAGATACTCAATTTCAGGATCAGCGACGTGGTTTGGGTTAATGGCCTGCCGTTTAGCATTCCACTCCCAGGCTACAGCGGAAGAATCAGACATAACCCACCGCCGCCATATAAGCCTTTATGAACGCTGTCGCCGCTTCAATGTTGATGGCGTTTCCATAGGCGCGCAGTCTTCCCACTCTTCCGGGAACCCCATCAGCCAGCGGGAATGATCCGGGTCTAACTGGCCGCCACTTTCCATCTCTGCCGCACAGCCAATCAGCATCTCGCCAGAAGCCGTTAACCGGGCCGGGCTGCACAGCGCCGCCACATCCTGCAACCGCTTCTGAATTTTTGTTCCATTGTCGCGATATGTCCTCATAGCTTCCTGCGGACACGGTGAACGGTCGTTGCTTGTTGTCGGCGTAGGCCAGCCCGCAAGTTGTGCTGTCACATCCAGCCGATCCGTTGACAGTTTTCCGTTTCGAATCCTGCCACCCTGATAGCCGCCCTTCCCGTCCGTGGCAGTTGGGGTCGGCCAACCAGACAATGCGGCTACCGTTTGCAAATTCGGTGACCCCTGACGACCGGCATTCGATGGGTGCTTCCATGCATTCGCCGTCGGCGTCGGCCACCCAGTAAGCACGATCGCGCCAGTGCGGCGCACCGACACTCGCAGACGGAAACGCAAGCGCCCCGAAGGCATAGCCCAGCCCTTCCAAGTCAGCTTGTACAAGGTCGATCCAGTGGTCCGCGTCAGCGCTTCCAGACTGCTCGCCAAAGACCACGACAGGACGGCGTTGGCCAATAAGCCAATGTGCGGAGGGCCATAGGTGCCGCTCGTCAGCAAACCCAAGCCCTTTGCCTGCCGCGCTGAAAGGCTGGCAGGGGCATGATGCTGTCCATGCCGGGCGACTGTCTGGCCATCCTGCTCGACGCAACGCAAGCGACCATCCGCCGATCCCGGCGAAGAAATGGCACTGATTGAATCCGATAAGGTCATTAGGGGTTACGTCCTCAATTGAGCGGGTATCAACGACGCCCGGCGCAATATGGCCGGCGTCGATAAGGTTGCGCAGCCATTGGGCGGCGAATGGGTCTATTTCGTTGTAATAAGCGACCACAGCGCCTCCCACACCACAGAGGCGGTACGAAAAGAGAGGTACCCCATCGGGATCCAAAACAGGAGCACGCAAAGCACACAGCAGATCACGAGGCTTCGCCAGAACTGGCGGTAATTGGTTTGTTCGTTCATTTGCTAGCCTCAGATCGTCACGGTGTCGCCGGTTCGCACTTCCCGGGCTTCTTTTTCGGAATTGCAGATAACTGTCGTCTGGCTGTATCCGCCCCAGCTCGACACCTCGACCTCCACGATCCAGAAATCGCGATAAGGGCGGACGTCCAAAACCCGCGTTACAACGGCATCAATCTTGTTCATCAATAGACTCCTGCTGATCAGCTATGGCGCGGCCATCACACATGCGTAAAACGCCAATTACCTCACCGGCCATGTCGCGGCTTTTGGCGCTAACAGAGCGGCGGACACTGAAGGCGTGAAGGTTGAAAGCGGAATAGATCTCGCTCGTTTCTGGTGTATCGCTGTTGGAGATCACCGAGCGCATGCCGTGCTGGCGATTAACATCAAGCAGGGTTGAAACAAGCGCGCGGTGGTCGTCTAACGTGAACGGCTTGCCATAGGCGGTGAAATTGGCTGTTTTGCTGGTCGGGATGTACGGCGGATCGCAGTAAATGACCGAATCCGTGCTGTTCTTCGCGATGTATGGAATAGAAGTGCGAAAGTCATTACAAAGAAAGATTGCGTGAGTGTCCCGCGCCTTTTCGGCGAACATGCGCATTTCAGTTTCAGGAAAATAGGGAGCCTTGAAGCTGCCAAACGGGACATTGAAGCCACCCTCTTTATTCGTACGATAGAGGCCGTTGTAGCAATGACGATTCAGGTACAAGAAAGACGCCGCCCACAACGTCGCGTAACAATCCCTTTCCGAGTCATCCCATGCCAGAGTATTGAACTGGTCGCGCTCGCCGTAATACCAGCTTTTACTGTTGCCGTGCTTGAACATATCCCGGGCAACAGCGATCAGGCGCTCTGTGTCATCCCTCAACTGAAGAAAGAAGTTAATCAGCGCGCGATTGCTATCGCAGAGAACATAACGGCGGTAATCCGTATTCATAAATACGGTACCGCTGCCAACGAATGGCTCAATCAGGCAATCAGCTTTCGGCAAGTGCTCCAGCAGCTGCGGCATAACGCGTGCTTTACCACCCACCCATTTCAGAGGTGACTTAATCATTTTTCACCTCTGCTTCTTTGTATTTTTGGATCAAAGAACCAGCAGCATCCTTGATAATGGTATTGACGGTATCTCCTGCCTCTTTACCGACCACCACCCCGGCGATCATCGCCATTGATAACCCGATGGCCTGAACTTCGTTCAGCGCCGCCAGTGCTCCTTTGATGTATTCCGGTGAATGGCTCATTTGCGATATTCCTGGTTATAGGTTTCGTGGGTCATGAGTCGCCACTGCTGGCCGCCGTTCTTACTGAGCAAGCGCCAGCGGCGGCCAATGCGGATCACGAGATAGGCATGCGGTTTAACGCGGGAAAAATTACGCTGACCGCGGGCGAAGCATTTCAGGGCGGCTAGCGCCCTGGTGCAGACTGGCAGCGGTGCGCTGCATATAACGGAGAGACGCGGATGCATGGCGGCCCTCACAGCGATTCAAGGTGTGGGGAGGTCAGGCGCTGCCAGATCTCGCACGTCTGCTCGGCACGATAAACAGCATCGGTCAGCAGGTAGGTAGCAGAAGAGCGGCGCGGGTGCGGGGCGTACCCGGTAACGCCTGCGATATGGATTAGCGTTGAAAGGTTTCGGACTTCAAAGGGCGGTAAGAATGGCTCTAAATCATACCGGGAAACAGCATGTGCCAGCGCTGCAACACTAAGAGAATCCCCCGCAGACCAGCAAAAGAGCTTCTCGTGCTTTGAAGCGGTGGAAGCGATAAAACGACAGGCCCCCGCAACGGCATCGATCGCGCTGCACGTTGCGTTGATGACCTCGGCCCGTTGCGCAGAATCCCCTCTCATTAGCTGCAAAACCGCCTCGGGATAAATACCACCGACCGTTGTAATATCAATAGCGCGATAGTATCCGGGGCCGATCTTCCCGGTGGACGGTTCAAAGAAAACACATTCGATGGCAAAAATCGGGGAATCAGGCGATTTCCCCAGCACGCGAACATCTAACATGACGTTATTCATTGCTTGTTACCCTCGTTATTGGTTAATTCGCGGTTGACGATCCACCGCTCAACTGATGAATAAATCTCTTCCGGGGTGAGGCTTTCCTTTTTCAGTAAGCCCATGTAGATGCGAAGCAGCCCCAACAATTGGGCGCGCTCACTTATGCGCGCATCGGTGTTTATTTGCATAAACTCCGGATCACTTATTCCGCTTTCCAGCTTTATTGACTTGATCGACATGACGACCTCCTGAAAAAGGCAAAACGAAGCCCCGGCAAAATGAATGCCGTTATTTTTAACGCTGGTTAATTAGTGGTTGGGGCGCGGTTTTCTTTTAACCTGTTTAAATAACCTTTCGTGCCAGTAATACAAAAAGTCGATAAACGTCATTCGCGCACGCTCATGATTACCGCGAATTGTTTTCTCCAGACCGTAAATAATTAAGTCAATCGACGGGCTGTCAGCGGTGACGTTAACGCGAGCGCCGTTCTTCAGGTGAACGGTGAAGCCCTGCTCTGCGCTTTCCACCGCTTCGCGTATCAGCATTTCACGTTCCCACGATGTTTTCTCTTCGGTAAACATAATGGCCCCTTTGACTACAGGATTTTTTTAAGCGCGTTAATCAACGCGGCGACAATCCCTTTATTTATTTTCTGCGTATAAATAAAAGGCCTGTTCATTTCTTTAATGAAACGAACTTTGTTAGGCTCCGGCTTAAAGAAACGCCCGTCAGGGGTTTCAATCCAACCGCGTGTATTCCTGAAATGTGTGACCTGGCATCCATGCTTCAGCAGGCTGGCAATTGAAGGGATGTTTTCAGTGCTCATCGCTACACCTTGTAATTAATGAGTAATAAAGCGGTTTTTATTAATAATTCGGTCTATCGTTTTGCACGCTTCAGCTAATGCAAAGTCAATTCCGAAGTAATGGCCGCTATGCGTGATCTGATAGCGCTGGCGGCTGTATGGTTTTTTGCGTGGGAGCTTCAGAATAGTAAAACCACGGTAAAGGCTGGTTTTACTATTCAGCTGCGAGACCGCCCCGCCAATTCCACTTTTCATGTATCCACTCCCTGAAGCGGTTCGCATTAAAGCCCCATCCACAGCAACCAGGCATCACGCTGTTCTACCGGGCGGTTGTAGTACGCCTCACGCACTGCGCGATTGAACTCGGGGATGTATACCCAGCGCTCACCCGCGCGGGCATTCGGTTTGGTTGGGTCACGCAGTTCAATCACCGGCAGCTTTCTTGCCTTGATCATTTCCTCTACTGCGCTCTTCGGTTTGCCGATTAGCTCGGCGAACTTTTCGACGTGGACGGCGTCAAGCGGGTATTTGATCGCGTAATCGCTCGCTTCCATCATTCACGCTCCTGTTAGCTCGTGTTAATCTCGTAAGATCCAGCCCTCTCTAAACCGTTTGAAAACGTTCTAGCGGCTGGTTTCTACTCCTTGCAAGGTTCCATAAACGAACCTTGATGAGGGCAAATCTAGTTCTAATTTGGAACTCTGTCAATGACCTTTGAAGAGAAGCTAAAGCTCATCCGCCGTGCTGAAGATATCAATCAAGCACAACTTTCTGATATGACTGGAATTTCTTTAAGTACGCTGAAAAAGATTGAGGCGGGATATCACGATCCTGGCTGGAATGTCCTAAGCAAAATCACCCAGCACGCTCGCTTTCAGAAATACACGCTATGGCTGATGACTGACAAAACCGCCCCGCAGGCTGGTCAGATCGCACCGGCCCTCGCGCACATTGGGCTAGAATCAACGGAATCAGACCAATCCGGGAAACAGACTGGCTAACACTTTATAAGCATTACATTTTCACTATTTGTTACCAAGATAGTGATAACTGCGCCGGAGGGCTTTCTTATGTCGATTAAGAAGCTCGATGATGGTCGCTATATGGTGGACATTAGACCGCGCGGGGCAGCAGGACGCCGCATCCGCAGGACGTTTGACAGAAAGGCAGAAGCTACCGCGTTTGAGCAATACACGATAGCGAACGCCAGCCAAAAAGAATGGGCTGGTAAGCGCGCCGACCGGCGGCCTTTAAGTGAGTTGCTCGATGCTTGGTGGCGGTACCACGGGCAAAACCATGAAAACGGTAAAAAGGAATTCAATCACCTTTTGAAGACAATAAACGGCCTCGGCGATCCCGCCGTCAGTCGGTTAAGCAAAAGGGATTTAATGGATTACCGCTCAAGCCGTTTGAATGCAGGGATCAAGGCATCAACGATTAATCGTGAGATGTACCGATTATCCGGCATGTTTACGAAGTTAATACAGATAGAGGAATTTAGCGGGCAGCACCCCGTTAACGGGCTTCCACCACTGGCGGAAGAAAACCCGGAAATGACATTTCTGGAGCGGGAAGAGATCAGCAGTTTGTTGAACGTTCTGGAGGGGGATTATCTGTTAGTTGCCCTGTTATGCCTGAGCACTGGCGGGAGATGGTCAGAGGTCGCCACGTTGAAGCGGTCGAATATCGTCAACTGCCGCGTTACTTTCCTGAAGACAAAAAATGGGAAAAAACGGACGGTTCCAATCTCTGAAGAACTGGAAAAAAAGGTGAAAAAAGAGGCCAGCGGGAAGCTGTTCAAAGTGGATTATGAGAGGTTCTGCAAGATACTGCGGGAGGTGAAGCCGGATATCCCGGAAAACCAGGCAACGCATATTCTACGCCACACCTTTGCAAGCCATTTCATGATGAACGGCGGGAATATCATCGCACTGCAACAGATCCTGGGGCATGCGAATATTCAGCAAACGATGGTCTATGCGCACCTGTCGCCTGACTACCTGCAAAACGCGGTGACGTTGAACCCGTTACAGGGGGGAGTTGCGGCATAA